TAATTTTTTCCAGGTGAAACTATCTTTAAACTTGTTAAAGATCCTGGCACTGCAATATCAATTCTATTAGATTCATTAGTTAATTTATTGGGTTCTAATGTTGAATAATATCCACTATTTTTGGATAATAATTTATAGTAGTAAGTATTTCTTAACCATCCAGTTGAGTTTATATCTATTTTTTCTTGAATAGAATTTTGGTTATAATTAAATGATATTAAATTAGATTTATAACTATCTCCAATAATGTATGGGAATGCTGGTTTTAAATAAGATCTGAAAGGTCCATCAGATTCTTCTGTAGGATTTATAGTTGTAAAATATGCATAAACTCCATCTGGAAATTCTGGAGTTTTACAATATCTACCGTTATAAATGTCTAAGTCACCATCACCATCATAAAAATAATCTTCAATAAAAAATCCAACAGGATATTGTGAAGGTCTTAATGCAGAATTAAGAATTCTATAACTAGATTGCATTCTCTTAACTGCTCCACCTTCAGGGTCAGCATATCCATATGGACCATATATTGGGTTACCATCATATGCCCAACCAATAATTGGAGAATGATATTTTATTAAAGACGTATCATTAGATAAGTCATCTCTGTATATTACCTCACCATTTACACCAATGGAAGATGAAAGAACAGATTCTCTAAATTTTCTTGGTGCATATGCATGGCAATACTCCAACTCATAATTTTTGTTAATAGCATTATAAATGATTCCATCATCACTTGTTATTTGACTTGTTGTGATAAGTCTTTCCACTAAGTTTATATTCCAAGATTTTATATAAGTTTCAAATTTTACACCAGATCCTGCAGAATACGCATATATAAACGTATTATTTTGTGTATAATTTGATCCAGATTTTCTAATAATTACGTCAACAATTCTTCCGTCTTCAATTACAGGTAAAATAGATGCCCCAGAACCATCACCAACAATACTAATATCTGGAATAGAATTGTACCCAGAACCAGAATTATTAATTAAAACATCAACAATTTTTCCATTAGAGATAATAGGAGATAAACTTGCATTTTCTCCATTTGTTACTGTAATTGATGGTTGTCTTCTATAATTAATAATTTCAGAATCTCCATAATTAATACCTTTAGATTTTAATGAGACTGATTTTATATCACCTCTAAAAATAGGTCTAATTTTTACAGAAGAATCTTGACCTGAAAAAGTAATAATACCAACAGGACTTTCAATTTTTACGGAAATTGGTTGGTAATTTAACTCGTGTAAACCAGCACCAATTGAAAGTAAATCTATACATAAATTATTATTAAAGTAATAATCACTAGCAATAGAACCAATTCCTATAGGAAATAATTTTATTTTATTACTGTCTATAACTTTTACATAATATTCTGAAGTTGATGATAGTCCATCAATAACATCTATTGAAGAAATTATATTTTTTGGATTAAATGAAATAAATTTATGAATACCAGTACTATACGAAGTTAAATTGATCGTGTTTATACCAGAAACCGCACTTTCATATGTGGGATATAATTTTATTTGAGTTGAATTTAATGGGACAACAAAATAAACTGAATTATTTGTTAATCCTCCAATAGCAACTTGATTATCTGATGAGTAAATTACTTTTTCAAACGAATTAAATTTATGAAATGTTGTAAATCCTATGATATTATTTGATAAATCTACTAAACTTGATGATGAATATGCACTAAATTCAACTTCAGTATAGGTTGGTGAAATTTTACAAACTGCCTTTGCACCAGAACCATTTCCACCACTAATAGTAATTTTGGGTAAACCATTAGTGAAAGAATAATTATTTTCTAAAATTTGAATTGATTTTAACGAACCTGTTACATTGCATACTCCAGTTGCACCAATTCCAGTTGGATCGGTAATATTTAATAATGGTGGATTTATTACATCATAATTTGAATCACCTTCTGATGATACTATTATTTTTTCTATTGGACCATAATTAATAAAATCACCAGTTTTATAACTTAATAATTCGACACCATTTAATAACATACCAATTTGACCTGGATTGGTAGATGTTTTTATGCTCGAATCTATTGGTTGTACAAATTTTCTTATTAAACCTTGAGGTCTTATTGATTGATTTGCAAATTTTGTCAACTGTAATGTATTATCAGTTATTTCACCACTGACAAAAACAAAAATATTAGTATAAATGTTGGATCTACTGGTACTTAATTTTATGGTAGTATCATTTATTTTTTTAACATAATATGTACCTTCTGGAATATTTAATTTATTATTTTCACCTTCATTTGTATATGTAACAGAATCTCCAGTAAAAAATGGATGTTTTCCAATGATCATTTCATAACCATCAAAAAACCCACCAAATTTTACTGAAAAATCTTTAAATCTTAATGGAAGATTTAAATATGATGGTAATGATGGTGAAGCAACATAAACCTCATCAGTCCCATTTTTAGTGTCTATATAAACATTATGTACGTTTGATGATATTTCTTTAAGATATGGATATTCATTAGTATCAACTTTATTGATATTCTTAATAGCAACAAAATTTAAATTAGTGTTTATACTATCATTTAATTGAATATCAAAAGAATTTTTATCAGTTACCTTTATTACTAATGAAGTATATTCATTACCTGAATTATCTGCAATAGTAACACTATCACCCAAAACAATAGTGTTAGTATCTTTTGTTATTATTCTGTATCTAAAACCAGAAAGTTGCTGTACGGTCTGTACTTCAAAATAAGGAGTTGCATTGACATTCCATGAAGAACTCAACACATTTTGCCTACTAATGCCTAATGAAACTATATCAATTCTATCATTATTTTCATAAAAATAAGTACCATTAACATTAGGAATATCTGATAAAACACCAGTTATTCTGATTTTTATAATAATATCATTAAAATATCCATATGCAAAGAATGGTGAATATATTTCAGTCGCTCTGTGTAAAGCAACTACTCCAGTACACCCTAAAAATTGATTGGATGTTTTTGATGTATAATTTATTGTTATTGGATTATTCTTATCCAAATAAACAATTATTGATCCAGAATTTGGAAATCCAAATGTCGAATCTACATCCAAATACTTTTGATCATTTGTTGTTGGTGATGTTAAGTATGTTTTGGGGTGATATGAAAAGTCATCATCATTGATGCCTTCAGTATAATCTAAACTGATCTTATAATAAATTCTATTGTTTCTGAAAATTCTTTCTACATTCGTTACTGTACCTGTTGCTGAATTTATAATACCAGGGATTTCATCTTGATACAAAGTTAAATTAGTTAAATCTTCAGGTTCTCCTGATATTTTTTCCGCTATTATATCTCTAGTTATTCTATAGTCGGCATCAGATGCTTGTACTACGTAATCTCTTGGTTTGATTACTTTAGCACCAATACCAAAAATAGATTTAAATAAAATATCAAATGAAATATCAGATCCTTTTGTAGAATAAAAATCTTTTAATTTGTATAAAAGAGTTTTTTCATTTATAGATGGATAAAAATCAATACCTTCAAAACCTGGAGCAAAATGATACTTATATTTCTTAAAAAATTCTTTAAGAAATAAAGCATTTAGATTATAAACGATGTCACCAACTTTATGTTCTTCTGCTAAATTAGACTTTTCAAAAACTAACTGATCTTTTACTTCTGCCCTATAAGAAGTTATACCACTAAAAGATCTGGTGCATTCTTTGAATGAATTACTTGTTGAATACTTATATGATATTATTTCACCATTAATTTTTATTAATCCATTTTCTTTGGGGAAATCTTGTGTTGAAGATACAAATATTTCCGTGGAATTGAAAGTAACATCATTGTCTAATTTTGTATGGAAATTTATTTCCGCAATATTGTCTAATTTTATATACTGATCAATATTATTGAGAATATCTAACGGACCACCTTGATATTCTGATGAGTTATAGTATTCCTGTAAAAATTCTAAAATACGTGGAGATTCGTCAAATAAAAATTCTGGGATTTGACTTTTGATTAAATTTTTAGTTTTTATTCTAGAATTTAACATAATACTAATTTCTTATTAAATTTTTGATTTTGAGTTATCTAATTGTAAATATAAATCTTGTTTACCAATAATATCATTAGACTTTGGTATTGTAGAAAATTCAATAATATAGTTTCCACCAACTTGCTTTGAGTTAAGTATATTAATTGTTGTTATTCTTATTTCACCTTTAACATAATCTATTACACCAACATCAGTCCTCACTATAACAGGTTCTGATGAAGAACCTAGTTTAAATAAAAATAATCTTCCAGTTAATAAATCTTGGTTTGGAATATCACTAAAATATACAGTATCGCTTACTCCAGCAACATTAAATCCAGATGATTTTATATTATATCCTTTTTGGTTTTTAACATAAAATTCATTTCCAAAACATACCTCATATTCTGCAAATTTTCCTATTTCAATTCTTAAATCTCGCCTCATTGATATTTTTGTGATATTTGATGTTATAGAATCATCAGAATCATCTATTAATTTTAAAAACTTACTATATTTAAATCTTGAAGAATATCTATTTAATTCCGAGGACTTTGCATATTTAATTAAATTATCTAAAACTCTATTTCTTACCGTACTTGGAGATCTTGATAAGTTGGAGTTGTAATAAACTTGAGAATCATACTCAATATAAAGATATTTAAGATCTATAAATTCTGGTACAATACCAGCAACAGCATATTTTCTAAGTTTAAATTTTAAATTATCTTTTACATTATTTGGAATAAACGCACCATTTTTTGGTTTTACTGCAATAAAAACTTTACCAAATTTTGGTGGATCTAACTCTTCACCTCCAAATACAGATATAGATTCAACTTCTGGATAAATTAATGGCACTAATGCCTCATAGTCTGCTGAAGTAACTGCTCTATTTTGTGCAGCATATACTCTTGGGGCAAACTTTTTTATTGAAGAAACTTCTTCTATTGGTTTCCCACCACTAGATCCTTCTATAGTGGTTATGAATGGTGTTGGTACTTGTAACTCGTCTCCATTATTATCTACAAAAGATCCAGAAAATGTAAATTCTGATATACCATTAGAATTTGGACCAGAAGTTACTATGTAAGATGCTTCTATGAAATTCTTATCTTCTAAAGGAGTTCCAAAAGTACCATCACCAAATATTAATTCATATCTTTGATCACTTATTTCACTTAAAAAGAAAATTTTATCTGATGATTTTACTTCTGTTATATTATCTATAAAATTGAATATTCTTGTAACTGAACTTTGTATAGAATCTCTTACTAAAACTCTTATTGTAGAAGTGTCAATATTTGCATTATTTAAAACAAAATTCTGATTTTTATTTAAAGAATCAACGATAAAACTACTTGATATTAATGAACCTTCAAGAACTTCTATATTATTAAACGATGCGATCCCATTTATAACTGGAACTGTTATATCATCTGCTATAGAAAAAACGTAACTTTGTGCTCCAAATGATCTAGTTGTTGTACAAACTGGACCCTTTTTTAAAGTTACAGTAATCGCATTATCTGCTATCCCAATAACATCTATAAAGAATGATATCCTTGCCTTTGAACAAACTACCGATCTTGGTAAATAACCAACATGCTTTGCTAGAGAAACTACATTTTCTCTAAGTGTAGCGGAATCCAAAAATACCTCATTACTCAACATATTTGCATTATATGATGAGATATAAGTATTATATGCTAAAATATCGATTAAAATTGATAAGTTAGATCCTTCAAAATCGTAATCTGTGAATGTTGAATTAGATCTTAAATAATCTTTAATCGATGTTTTTATCTGTTCAAAATCTAGATTTGAAAAATTTACTAGTGACATTTATCTAGTTGGTAGTAATACAAAGGTTAGTTGTTGTGGTAAAGCATCAATTCCAACTATATTATAAAATATTGACACGTTGAATGAATTATTTACATAATCTGGAGTAACTTTAACATCAGTTAATCTCACTCTGGGTTCATAGTTTTGTATTGTGAGTTCTATTTCAGTCTTTAATAAATCTGCAGTAGATTTATCCATATTTTCAAAAAGAAGTCTTGAAACTCTAGATCCAAGATTTCTTTGAAAAAATCTTTCACCTCGATTAGTTAAAATCAAATTTCTTACAGAACGTGCAATAGCAGTTTCATTAGAAATTGAAGCAATATCTCTTGTTAATGGATTTAACAGAAAAGAATTACTAATATCTTTAAAACCCCTACTGACACGTTCCGTAGGCATGATTGTATATTATTATAATTTATACATTATTTATTATGTTAAATCCAGCGTTTTGTTGGAATTGGTTCAGTCCCATATTCCCAATCATCATAATCCTCATCATTTCTAATTTTTTGATGTATTTCATTTTGCATTTCAAAATTATGCTTCTTTGGTGTTGCATCATCATGATTAATTTCTCTAAGCATTCTGGATTTAAAAAATCCATGACCATGTGTAAAATGGGATCCTTCTACTGTAATTGGGTCTGCTTCCATATTTTCTATGGAATTGTAGTCAGTAACTAATTTAGTAGTTCCCCACATAGAATACATATAATCTTTGTCTCTATCTGGTTGTTTGTTCATTGTTTACTCTTAGTAGATTAACATAGAACTTTTTAAGGGGTTTCTATCCCTTAATAATATCACTTAAATTTTTTGCAAATTTATCTGAAGTTCTAACTCCATAATGAAACCCATCTCTTCCAAGATCTATTTTCTCTATTTTATGAATATATTCTCTACAAAGTTTATCAAATGATTGTTGAATAGTTTGTCTTATTTTTAATGGATAAGAATTAATTTCATCAGAAATTACTGAATGAATTATACGTACTTGACATTTAATTGCATGTTCTTCTACTTTTTTTACGCACTTTAAAGTATTTTTCAGGTTATCATGTAAATTTTTATGATGATTGTTTCGTTGATAATCTTCATTAGTATAAGGTGTAATTCTCCTTTCTTCATCAATTAAAGAAGTATCTAAAGATTCTTTTCTATCAAAATAACTCCAATGAACCACAATAGTAGTTGGATTTATTTCGTTTATAACATTAATAACTTTTCTAGCAATCCAATCATTG